TACGGGCAACAACCTCAATTAATAGTGCAGAGGCATACCGTAAAAACTACATCAACGAAAACTATCTGAATCCAAACGACAAACAGGAAGTCAAAGCGGTAAAAGCAAGTCTAATGCAAACGGGCGTAGCCCCTGCAGTAGCTAATCTCGCTTATGACAATCTAATCAAAAACAATTTATCGGAATTCAGTAGAATCATTACTAACGGCACAAAAGAAATGGGCCAAATCATGAGCAACTCACAGATCAAGGATCTTTGGGAAGGCCTTAAACTAATGGGCCAATCCCAAGTACCAAAATACGACCCTCGATCCGTACGATCTAAACAAACGAAGGAATAAAAAATGACTTCCAAAATATCAATCCGAAAATACGGACACTCTCAACGTTCACCTATTAAAATTGAAGGTGAAACAAGAACAAAACAATCGGCACAAGCCGAAACAGATATTAACAATATCATGGCCAGATATACGAAAACTGGCCATATATCATGGGTTAACAGACAAACCCCCACTTATGGAATTTCAGACGGTCAAACTTTCCACGAAGCATTGAACATCGTGATTGAAGCCCAAGAGAACTTTAGTGAACTACCGGCGCACATCCGTAAACGCTTCGATAACGACCCAGAACAATTCCTAGATTTCGTCACAGACGAAAACAACAAAGACGAGGCTATACGCCTCGGAATGTTAAACACTCCGCTGGCCGCGCAGGAAGATTCTCTTCCGAGCACGACAGAGGAAAATACGGTGCCCGAATAAGGGTGTAGTTTATGCTACTTGTTCATAAACTACACGACTGACACCACTCAGTCGCACAAACCAAAAACTTAAGCTTTAAAAAAAGGAGCGGAGCCATGCGACGGCGATCAAAGGTTAAAAAAAGCACTTCACGCAAAATGTTTAAAAAAACAGCTACGCGTATGAACAAACGCAATAGGCTAACAGGCCAAATGAGAGGCGGAATCCGCCTCTAATAAAAACTTAAAAACTTCGACGGGAAAAACAACTATGGAATGCACAAGACCATTGACGGGCTACCATGCCCGCGGCGGAGGGTTCACCTCCAACCAAAAACAGGCAATAAGAGTAGGCAACGTACTAGCGAAGCTAGTCGTACCCTGCGGCAAATGCTATGCATGCCGAGAACGCAAAGCGTCAGACTGGGCAATTCGTATGTATCACGAAGCCCAAATGCACTACGCATCAACATTCATCACACTCACCTACGACAACGAACACTTACCCGAGAACGGAACATTAAAAATCGAACACTTTCAGAAATTCATGAAACGGTTCAGAAAATCAATACAACCAGCGAGAATTCGCTTTTACCACTGCGGAGAATACGGTAAAGTATTAAACACTCTCGGTGACTCCCGTCGAAGAGAGTACCTCCCCCACCCTATTCAGGGTGATCGGGAGGCCCACGGCCGACCCCACTACCACGCAATAATCTTTGGATGGGACTTCCCAGACAAAACACAATGGTCCATCAGAAATGGACATCCAACTTACCGTTCAAAACACTTAGAAAAACTATGGCCCTTCGGCATATCCGAACTGGGGACAGTAACCTACGACTCCGCAAAATATGTAGCAGGCTACATACAAAAAAAAATCAACGGCGATCAATCAGAAGACTATTACAAACGAGTGGACTACAACACCGGACAAATACACGTACTACAAAAAGAGTACGCAACAATGAGCAGACGACCCGGCATAGGTATGCCGTGGCTCGAAAAACACCACCAAGAAATTTGGGGGTATGACGAATGTATAATAGACGGAAAAAACAAACCAGTACCACGAGCTTACACAACTAGGCTAAAAATCGACGACCCAGAAACATACAAAAAGATTTTACATCAAAGGCAAAAAGCCGCTAAACTCAGAAAAGATGAGCGCAGCCCCGAACGGCTCGCCATCAAAGACAAAATCGGAATAATCCGACTTAACCAAAAAAAACGGGAGTTACCGCAATGAAATACGGAATGTTTTCAATTTATGACGAAAAAGCACAAGCTTACTTACCACCATTTATATTACCCGAGACAGGGATGGCAATCCGTACATTCGGTGATTGTATCAATTCTCAAGAGCATCAATTCGGAAAACACCCAGCTGACTACACCCTATATCAAATCGCAGAATTTGATGACGACACTGGTATCCCAACTCCAGACAAAAAAACAATCCATAACGGATTAGAACTCAAAAAACCAGACATAGAAAAGGTCCCTAATTATGAGTCGTAACCCTAGCCACATGAACCACACGTTCAGCGAAGTACCGGGGATTACAATCCCCCGGTCTTCTTTCAATAGATCACACACAGTAAAAACAACTTTCGACTCTGGTTACCTAGTTCCCATCTTCGTTGACGAAGCACTACCGGGCGATACATTTAAACTCGACCTTACAGCCTTCGCAAGAATGGCGACACCAATTTACCCCGTCATGGACAACCTGTTCATGGACGTATTTTTCTTCTCCTGCCCAAACCGTTTACTATGGGATAATTTTACTAAATTCATGGGAGAACAAAATAACCCGGGTGATTCAACAGACTATCTCGTACCCCAAATCGCAACAGGCGGCAATTATGCCGCTGACGGTGGATCAATATACGACTATCTAGGACTACCAACCGCCACCGGATACGTATTAAACAATGCATCGTCTTTACCTTTACGACTTTACAATAGGGTTTATAACGAATGGTTCCGAGATCAAAATCTCCAAGATAGCATTCCTGAAATCACAGACGACGGCCCCGATATCACAGTATATGGGGACCGAAATGTAACCTATCAATTAAAACGACGCGGCAAGCGTCACGATTACTTTACCTCAGCATTACCATGGCCACAAAAAGGCGACAGCGTCGACTTACCTTTAGGCACAACTGCACCCATCCTAAGCGACGGTAATGCAATGCAATATCAAGTCGCAGCCGGACCATCAGCCGGAAACGACATGGGTTCCCTAACCTCTAGCGGAACAAACGCATTATTCTCACTTACACAAGGCGGAGCAGCAGAATACAGAAGCGGCTTAATAGCCGACTTATCAGACGCGACAGCGGCAACAATTAACCAACTACGACAAGCATTCCAAGTACAGAAACTACTTGAACGTGACGCACGTGGCGGAACACGCTATGTCGAACTCGTCAAATCCCACTTTGGCGTAACCACACCATCAGCAGGTTGGCGATCCGAATACCTCGGCGGCGGTACCCGCATGGTAAATATTAGCCCCATCGCACAGACCTCAGAAACAGGCGCATCCCCACAGGGTAATCTCGCCGCTATGGCAACTGTTTCAGTAGATGGCATAGGCTTTACTAAAAGCTTCACAGAACACTCAACATTAATCGGCATTGTAAATGTCCGAGCAGACCTAACCTACCAACAGGGACTTAACAGAATGTGGTCCCGTTCAACTCGATACGATTTTTACTGGCCTAGTCTCGCCAACATAGGCGAGCAGGCTATATTAAATAAAGAAATCGTTTATTCCGGCACAGGTGCAGATAATACTGCTTGGGCGTACCAAGAACGTTATGCCGAATATCGCTATAAACCATCAATTATCACAGGTAAATTCCGATCAAACGCAGTAGGCACGTTAGATGCTTGGCATCTAGCTCAGGACTTTGTCGGAGTACCACCACTTAACGCAGCATTTATTGAAGATAACCCACCTGTGGACCGCGTAGTCGCGGTTCCATCAGAACCAGAATTTTTATTCGACGGGTATTTCAATATGCGTTGCGTACGACCAATGCCGCTCTACGGCGTACCCGGCATGGTCGATCATTTCTAATGGCATTATCGGCATTAGCAGGAGCTGGTTCAGCTGTCCTAGGTTTCCTAGGGCAGAAATCAGCTAATAAACAAAATATAAAACTCGCTAGAGAACAAATGGCATTTCAAGAAAGAATGTCAAACAGCGCGTATCAGCGCGCTATGGCCGATATGAAAGCAGCAGGCCTAAATCCAATTCTCGCAGCGAAACAACCAGCCTCAACACCAGGCGGTGCATCAACCAAAGTTGAATCCGCCCTGGGCGCCGGAACTCAAGCATTTAATCAAACAAGTAGCGCGGTAGCGCAAAATGCAAACTTACGGGCAACAACCTCAATTAATAGTGCAGAGGCATACCGTAAAAACTACATCAACGAAAACTATCTGAATCCAAACGACAAACAGGAAGTCAAAGCGGTAAAAGCAAGTCTAATGCAA